CCCTGCCCCGCCGGTTACTAAAATCCGCACAACTAGAACCTAGAGTGTACGTTCTTGACTATAAAGCGCACGTCGCCCTCGCTCATGTTTTGATGACAAGGGAGGTACAGGAACATATTGCCAATATCTTCTGCTGCAGGGTAATCCCCAGGCCAATAGTAAGAAGGAGTGTTGAATGCTTGCTCCAACGGGAGACAGGAAAAGAGCCTGCGACACTCGATTCCGGCGTCTTCAAGTGCCCAAAAGGCGGCGTCTCTGTTTTCTTTGCTGTCAAATCCAATCGGGTACCCATGCGGGACTATGACCTCCCCCTCTTCTTCAACGAACTGTCCTCCGAGCATCTCATCCATGCGCTCGAAGTTCTCCCTCCGCCTGGCTATCATCTTCGGTGCCTCTGATAGTACAGCACAGGCTAGAGCGGCGGTAAGATTGCTCATTTTTCCATTGAATCCACTGTATTCATGGGCGAACTTGTCGTAAGGTAATTTCGTGCCCTCTCTGCCGTGGTTTCTAAGCGCTCGGCATAATCCCGCAAGTTCGTCGCTAGAAGTGACAATTGCTCCGCCCTCTCCGCAAGTAATCGTATGACTTGCGAAAAAACTATAGGTTCCAATCTGTCCGAAAGTTCCCGCCCATCTGCCATCAAGCCTCGACCCAAAACTTTCACAAGCATCTTCAACAAGACGAGGGTGGTCGTGAAACTCAGACGCAATGCGTCCCATAATATTCGACGGGAATACAATACAATCATCTCCTATCTCTTCCGTCTGTAATTGTCCATCAGGTGCGTAGCCAGTCTTGCGTTTCTTCAATGTCCATCTCTCATAATCTACATCCCTGAACACCAGCACAAGACCGGCTGCAAGCACCGCAGAGGGCTGCGCCTCAAAGGTGAGGGCCGGCGTTATGACCTTGCGCGCCCCTGTGTGGATATGCATGGCCTTCAGGGCTATCATGTCGGCCATTGTGCCGCTTGAGACTGCAATGGCATGCTTGGAGCCAACCATAGCTGCTAGAGCTTCTTCAAATTCTTGCACATAGGCACCAGAGGTAGGCCTGCCCACGTCAAGTACGTTTTGTACATACGTATGGGCAAGGTCTGGGATAACAACCGCCGAAAAGTTGACTCTATAATCTCTAGTCACGAGGCTGTCCATCGCTGTCCTGTGGCTTTCCAATAATCATCTGTCCTAACGTGCCCGAGATGCCAAATTGGCTCCCTTCCGAGCTTGGCATCGTCTTCTCCGAATCGGACAGGGACGGCAACGGTTGGGCCTTCGTTCTCCCAGAACTGATTACCTCCTCTAAGTTCCGCCTCGCCCGGCATGTCGAAGGGTACCGCAGGGTACGGATAATAAGCGTCTGCAAAACGACGATGCCGAAGAGAAAACCCAATAGAACACAGATACGGGTCATCAGACTTATCCTTGTCAAGAATCCAGTAGTGCTGGCCGCCCGAACACTTCCACAGTTGACCATAAATCCCTCTGGTGTAGTCCCAGAAAGCCAGACGCCCCATCTTTATGTGCCCTACATCCTCTCGTTCGAGCAGTAGCTTCACGTCACCCGTGATGTCCCAGTCGCACCAGGGAACGAAGTCATCGAGTGCGTCTATCCACACCTCGCCACTCAGCTCGGCTGCGCGGTTGTACGCGGTGGCTAAGTCCATCTTGTCCCCCCTGATTATGTTGTAGTCGAGGCCCTTGACTACACTTTCGTACATTTCAAGGTCTTCGGGTGGAGACCCCATATCGACAATGTTGAATAATTTCTCCCCATCGTAGTTCACCTGGTGAACTAGCCCCATGAGGGTCAGGAGTCCATACTGGGGTCTGCGGTACGTATATAGATTTAGGGATAAGACCGGGAGCTTCATGTGGGTTTTCCTTTGGGTGTCCTTCTGCGTCTTTTAGTACCTTGCAGATGAAGTCCTTGGTGCTAATCTCGTCGTTGCTCCATGACGTGAGCAAATGGTGGTGTTTATGCATGAGTCCCACTCTCTAAGCGTGCGAATTCGCTCTGCTATTTTGTGGAAAGCAGGTTTGTAATAGTTGTTGAGTACATAAATGCGGTGTTTATCGCCCACAGTAAACCCTCCACGACCACGATAGTTATTATCGCGATGACTGCCAAATGCCAGGTAGGGGGATTTGTTCTATCTCTCGCCAACGACAGTATATCACGAGTTGTCAAACAGGGCGGCCAATCGCAGCCAACAGGAAGGGCTTTATGTAGGGTAGATGGCGCTCATTGACGACAATTATGCGCTTCCCGCTGGACGTGACGCCCACATTGCGTAGGACATCACGCACCGTGTTCTGGGTAACGGAGTGGAAGGGGCCGTTATACTCCAGAACTGTGGCGTAATCGAGTAGGTCAAAGTCGGTCTTGGCTCCACCCAATATACTGCCACCAAGGACGCTTACCTGTGTACGAAATCGTATACCCAACTCTGTGAGTGCCTTGGCTATACGGGACTCGGGGCCGTTTAGGGTACCAATGCGCTCAACGGGCTCTAGGTCAGGTACGCTAGGACGGTGAAAGCGGTGGGCACGCAGAGCTATGCGCGTCCTGCCTATGTTGCGCGCATTGGCTCTTATTATGTTGCGGGGCATTACTTGTTCCTGGCAGTCACCGTATAGGTAACACGCATAGTTTCGCCGGACGCCTTGACGACAGGCGTCACCGTAGCTCTAAGGTGCATAACCTCGGGATAGACGCCGCTGACACTGTCAAACCCTACACCCCCGACGGTATCAAGCACATCCCAGATGCCCATCTCAGCCACGCCTGCTGTAGTCTCGGCCTCGTCTGTCTTGAGGAAGCCCTCAAGCGTCATGACATTTCCGTCAACAGACTCCTGTGTGAGAATCTTGCGGAATAACTGAGCGACCAGGGCTGGATCATCATTCGTGGGTGTGGTGGTTCCAGTGCCCACGCCGAAATAGTCCATAAACTTGGCACCGGATATACCGGACCAAGCCTTGAGCATATTGTTGAAGCCTTCGGTGGTTACTTTACCTGGCATCAGGGATTGTACTGTGCGTAATCGTAGGTGTAAGTCGGGTCGTCGTATGTGGTGGAGCTGGCGTTGCCCTTCTTGACTACTACCGTAATTTCAAATTCCATGTCCATAGCTACTTGCGGCCAGATGCTCTGCTCGGAGTCCACCATGACGAGATTTACGACACGCTCGTGTTCTTCTCCGAACTCCCAATCCTGGTCTGACCTTTGCAGGACGGACGTCTTGGTTATATAGACCAAGTGATGAATGGCGTGCATGTCAACAAAGCGCACTGGGGAGTTTGCTTCCTCGGCTACCTCCAAAAATAGCAGTCTATCTCGAACCGAGATTGTCTCGCGATTCCCGTCAAGTAGCCTCTGCTCATCAGTAGGATTTAGCTTCAGGTCTACTGAGTATACATACGTAGCCCTTGGTCTGTTGAGGAAGTTGACACTGAAGGACTCAATAACGGGCGTATCCGTGCCATCTGACTGTATCTCAAACTCTAGTCTAAGCTGCTTGCTCTGCACAGCAGCATCCGGCTCGGAGAATGACACCACTATCTTGCCATTATTGGTAATATCTTGCAACTGTATCCAGTTCTCTCCGCTGTCTATGGAGTATCGAATCCTCACAATGCGGCTGTTGTCGTTATCAATATTGCGAACCTCTACTGCGACATCTCGGAAGGCTTTGTCCATAAAGCGCAGGTCGCCATCGAAGTCTGATGTCTCGAACTTGCCAGAAAGGGCATAATCCGGGAACGGAACGTCCCTTAGCGTGAGCTGTCTGCGTGCGCGGGTATCTCCGTCGTTGAGGTAGGTACGTCCTGCGTTCAGGCTATAGCCTCCTGCGCGCATGCGTGTACCCGTGTCTAAATTGCGATAGGCCTGGTGCCATCCCAGTCCGTTATGGTAAAGAACCTCTGGAAACACGTTCTCGCCATCATCAAAGCACACATACAAGTAGAACGAACCCGTCCACATCCATACCGGCCTACCGTGACCATGTACATCCTTGTCGCGAGTACCCCCCATGATAGGGGTCATCTTGGTCAGATTACTTATGGTTCCGCTAGAGAGAGAAATTTTCCAAATCTCCCCTAGGACATGAGTATGCAGAAACCCGTCGTGGTCTACAAGGGCGCGGCAGTTTCCAATAAATTTCTTGTTTGGAAACTCTATGATAGGGGTGACGTTCGAGCCATCATAGAAATAGATGCCGTCCTCCTTGCCGATAACAAGAACGTTGAATGCTGTTCCCAGTCCCGTAACTAGAGTGTCTGGGTTGCCAACATTTATGGCGCTGCCCCACGAGTCGCCAAGGTCTGAGGACTTCTTTATAGCGGAGCCGTCACCAAGCCAAAGGTCTTCACTCCACGACGCAAAACAGGAAGCCTTCTGCCCCGATTTGGGCTGTGTAAAAGTATCAACATCCGATGAGCGATAGAAGTCGGCACCGCTCTCACATCCCACAAACAATCTATTGCCGTGCCTGTGTAGCCACTTGGCGTCAGCACCAAGTACGGTGGTGCTCTGTGCCCACAACTGGGTAGCTATGATAAAACGACGTACTCTCGTACCTACGCCGACAACCACATGGCCAAGCCCGAAGTCAATAATCTGTGGAGCGGTGGCGTTCTGTGATGCGTCGGCGCTACGCCATATGGCATCAAGGGCGATTGTCTCGTTCTTGGTCATATGGATGTTACCGTCAGTGAAGTAAATCTTCTGAGCGTTCGAGAATGTCAACTGGTCTATGCCCTCTACTGCTCCTGTCTGTGACCAAGCATCCCAGATACCCTCGCGCACGCGCGGTTCTGTTCCTACTGCGATACGAGGAGCAAAGTCGTCGGCTCTCTGCCTCTCGTAAGAGCCGGGGTCAATCATAAACCCACGCTTGACACCATTAGCCTCAATCGTAACATGGTGAGTTTCTCCCGATACAGGCATTAGGCGTTGTACTCACCCCTGTTTGGGTCTACGCCGGATAATGTGCCCACGTCCGACACTATGGGGATCATATTCCCGATACGGCCATTGCGGTTGCGAAGCAAGTAATTATCCACTCGCTGGCGTATCTCGGGAAGCATCTCGCCAAACACCTTGACGTCATTGGAAGGGGCCGTAAATATCTTGGCTGTAATCAACTCGAATATCGCCGCGTCTTGGAGGTAGGCATGCGGGAGCGCGACTGTTCCATCTGCACTAGATACACGCTCAAGGCGCTTGCGATACTGAAGGTGTAGAACCTTACCGCTATATCTAACAGTGTCGCGCTTCTTTAGAATGATTGTAAATACCGCGCCATCCTGTCTCTGAGTGACTCCACGCAACAATATCTTAGGCTCGTCATCCACGGTGGATACAACATACGGTATTGCGTAGCCCTCTTCTGTCTCGGGCGTAGCCGTAGGCGCGTACTCCACTGTGGCACTTGCCAGCGTTACGGTGCCATCAACGTCCACCTCGACAATATGAGGCCAGGCCTTATCAATAGCCGAGTTCATTGCCTCTAGCTTCTGTGTCTCACCCCAGATGCTGTTGCTGCTGTCCTTGTAGAGATTGTTGATGGATTCAATCACATCAGAGATTGTGGTCATTATCTACCAGTCTTTTCGTTCCTTTTCTTGACGCTCTTACGGCCAGTGGTTGTCTTGGGCGGTTCGAGCAGGCTAGGCCAGATTTCCACGGACTCATCTCCTTGTGGAACAACGTCATACCCTTTGGTTCGGTGAAGGTGTACGGCAACCTGTTCAACAGAACGGCCTAGCGTCACATCAAGGGTATCTTCACTAAGCATGGCTACGCCGTTGTTAAATGGCAGTCCATAGGACCTGCCAGTATATGCTTTGTTGTCAGTCTTAATTAGGAATTGCATTGATTGTGGCCTCCTTGTATGCCACATAGCTCACGAAATCATTTGCGGAGATGTACTGGTCTCCATATCCATGACCAACCACAACACTCCAATCAAGCCAGGACTTATAGCCCGATGCGAGTGCCCGCTGGCAGAACACCCTGTCTTCCCCACGCCCGTCGTTAGGGACGGGAAAGGAGAACCAAGGTCTAGGTATAGCCTCAAACACATCCATTTTTATGAGTGTGAATGCCATGCCCACCAGGGGCTGTGGCTTTAGCTCTACTTTGGGGAGTACCGCTCCATGGAATCCTCCTTTTAGGAGGATGTCTGCGTGTTCCTGTACATACTGTAGCACCCCGACAACGTCGAGGTCTCCCGTCTCATCGTTATAGTCAATAGGAAAATGAGGGTAAGCGCGTCCAAATGACAGGCCAGAAACGATGTCCACGTTACGGTCAAGTAGCCTCTGGAGAGACGAGGGATGTGGTGCCATGTCGCTGTCCCAGAATAAGATGTGCTCCGCGCCTTCTTCAAGCGCATCTTCTGCCAAGGTGTTGCGGGCTGTGTCTATGGCCTGGCCTTCCACGAAGTTGGGCACCAAACCGTAAGAGGATGCAACGCCGCACATCGAGCGAACCACAGAACCCGCGAAGTCACGGGTGTGTGCTACCGCGATGTATACGGAGGAGGCACTTAGGCCTCCTCCGTTATTCGGTTGTTTTACCAACTAGAAGCCGCAGACTCGCGTTGTGGCCCGGTCACGACACCGGCTGTAACGTTAGAGAATACGGGGCTTGTTCCCGCTACCAGATAATTGATTACCGCGTAGCGCCTGCGTGAATGTGCGTTCACAAACACACGAGCGCCGCCAGTGGCATTCATCGTCGAAGTCCTCGGCCCCTGCTCGGCGTCGCCCACGAGGGCTTCGTCAGAGAAGAGAACCTCTGCCCTTAGTTCGGGAGCGGTACCAGTGGCTGCCGTGTACGCAATCTCAACCCATAAACCACCAATCGGCCATGTTGAAATGTCCAGAATGGTAGACGAGCGGGTGTTGTTGGTCGTAATTTGCTGATTGTCGCTGAATAGTAGGTTGGCATCATGCATGTCAGTATCTCCTAGCTCGCGGCGAACCGGACGCCCCGTATGACGCCCAAGGAATATTCAGACAGATTCCAAAGGCCTACAGGCCAGTCAATTCGGCGGAGGATTTGAGGTCCAGACTCCAGCTCTGCACCATTCAGCGGGTCATAGGGCGTAGGCATCTCTTTACCAGTCGTGACGATGCCGTGCAGGCCATCTGTGGTATCCATGCGCACAGCATAAATGCTGGTTGCATCTGCGCTGCCGTTGCCGGGGTCTTCCGTGTTGGTGATGATTTCCGTAGTCTTGTCTCCCAGGATACCAACGTCAATGATCGGAACCCCACGGAAAGAGGACACGGTTCGGTCAAACTGGTCTTGGGTATCAGACATCAAGCCAACACGGCGGAATGCCTGCTCAAAGCCAAGGACGGAATCCTCATTCATCAGAAGATGAGTGGGGCTTACATACTTGATGAGACGGTGCAGGTAGTCCAGAAACGTGTTTTCGTTGGCCGTACTGGCCAGGATATTCAGTGCATCCCCAGTGCCGTCCTCGGAGGCGTCCCCGAAGATGGTCATGCGCGCAGGCATGTTTGAGAGGCGCTTTACAACACCCTCGAACTCGTCTTCGTTGTCGGCCTGGTCGCCGTTGACGAAGGACTCGTTGAAGGTGTAAGCCATCGCTTGGGCTTTCATGCGCATTTGCAGTTCGAGCGGGTCTTGCCACATATTGCCAGAGTTGTCCAGGATGCGGTCGATTTTTACATCGCCGCCTAGGACGGAGAGAGTCTCCACGACTGGCTCTGTGGTACCCGTACCTTCGGTGTAGCCATTCCCAATCTTGCGGAAGGCAACTGAGGGAAGGGACTTCCAACGTGTGCCGGAAACCTGAAGTCCGGGGATTGTCTCAAAGGGCACAATCGACATCAGGTCAGAGGCTCGAAGCAAATCTGAAATGAAAGCTTTGTGCAATGGGTCTTTGCTGAGCTTGAAATGCTCAACTAAGGTGACTGCCATTGTGTAGCTCCTATTTGTTATTTATTTTTGTTATTTATTTCAGCACGAGCTAGTTTATAGTATTCTTTCGAGTTGAGTCCGAGGTCTAGCTCATCCTTCGAACCCCCTCCCGTGGGATGACCGCCACCCATAACTTGAAACTTGCCATCGGCTTTCTTGGCATCTATCTTGGCGGCTGCCTCTGCAATCTCTGTTTCGGCAACCTCCTTCTTGGTCGGCTCCGCACGTTTATCAATCAGGCCTCTGGCAATGGACACGAGGTCTCGGTCATCCCGAGCATTTGCGTGCCAATCACCATTGACATCCAGGCCGAACTCCCTGGATACCCAGGACACCTCGGCGTTCCAGGCGGCTTGCGCTTCTTGCTGCTGTGTAGCAGCTTCCTGCACCTTGTCGAACTGCTTGGCTTTGTTGTCTCTCTCAAAGTCTGAAGCTATGCCTTCGGCGTTGTCTACGCTTAGGTTCCCCAGAAAGTCCTGAAACAACGTCTGCTGGTCTGCCAGTTGGCGCTGATAAGTCTGGTGTACACCATTGATTTCCTTGTCTTTGCTGCTGTTCCATGCCGGCAAAAGTTCTTCCCGTATTTCTCCCACGAGAGACTTTCTTTCCTGTGCAGCTTGGGCTTCGGCGTCCGCTTGCTCTGACCCGCTCCCTCCAGGCTCGGCCTTGTCAGCCGCGTCCGTGTTCACGTTGCCATCGGTTTCAGACATTCCAGTGTACTCCTTTATAGTTATGGTCAAGTTGCATGATATACGCTATCGTCATATTTTACAATCCCGACTGTTGTGAACGCTGTCCATACACTCGTGTTATGCGAGGGTTTATCCTGCGGCTAGAAGACTGGCGTAGTAAATTGCCCTGACTCCGAGTCCAGTCTCCGTAGGCCGCCTCAAGCGATGCAAGCAGTTCCGGTGTCTGTCTCGCAACCCACGCCTGCAAGGCTGGGTTGCGTCTCATAAGAGCGTTGCGTGCCGATACTGACATGGCGAAGTAGTCTCCTATGAGAACAAGCAGGGATGGGTCTGACGATAGGGATTGCTCAAATGCCAACCACTCTGCTGAGTTATCCTTCTGTTGCGCCCGTGCAGGAGCCCGTGCAGGGGCTGACGGCCTGCCTCCTCCGCCACTGCGAGAGAAGCTGCGTCCGTAGTCTCTTTTGGGTCCGGTGTAAGGGATGCGGGTATGCTTCCGGGGCTTCCTTCCGCTTGTATCTGTAGCTGTCGTACCTAGCGCCATGGCAAGCGCCTTGGCGTAATCGCCACGTTTACCGGCGTTATAGGCTCCCTTCATTTGATCGTACATATCATCATAGGCATCCATCCTGTCCCCGAACTCTGCATACAGTTCCTGAGCACGGGTGGGATTGATGACAAGCATGGCATTGTACTGGTTGACAATCTCTATGATGTCTTCGCCTAACTGAGCCTTTGCCATCTCATTAATGATTTGCCCGGCTTCCTTACTTGATAGGTCGTCTCCATAATCAAACGATATACTCCCGTCTTGCGATACGACCATGCCAGTGCCGGGGCCGATAGTTCCCGTCCCTCCACTGCCGCCTCGGGAGGATGTGGTGCCGCCAACAGTGCGCACGCTAAGGCTAAAGGTGTTGTCAGCACGATAATTTACATCCTTCCATCCAATGATGTTGGCAAGTGCGTTGATTGACGGGGCACGATACTCTGTTGCCACGTTATACACTTCATGGATGTCAGGGAATCTATCCTCCATGTCTTCGCGTTCTTCCGGTGTCATGCCGAGGATGTCTCCAATGAGTCCCATCCAGCGTGGGTCATCGTTTGCGATAAGCCATTCTCTAATGCTGCCGCCAGGAACCAGGTTGGCCAGGGCAAAGCCACCACCAATGGGCCAGCGCGGAACCTCGTTACCGTTAACGTCCTGGAAGGTTGCATTGAGTAGCTCTTTGACGGGAATATCCATCTCTGCCGACATCCCAATCAAGGGTTGGAGGTAGTTGATAATGTACTTGTTGCGAGAGTCGGGATCAATGTAGCTGCTGGTCGCTTCTGCGCGCGCTTTCTTCTCTTCGCTCTCAGCCTCTTCCGCGTCCGCCAGTGCCTGAATCTCGTCACGGACTGCACGCTCAGTTTCAACTTCTATGTCACTAGGGCGCTCATCTGTCGGAGTAAAGCGGAGACTCTGTTCCTCTACGTAACTATCGACCGCTTTCTCTCGCTCATCACGGGCTTCAGTATCCTCCCTCAATTCGGGAACGAAGGGGGATTCAAAACCCTCGGCAAAATCATGTACGGCGTTGGGTAGTGTTAAGTCAAAGAACACGTTGGCAGCAGCGTAATATTCAGACAGCCAGGGATATTTATCAAAGAGAATTGCCTTCTCTCGCCTGGCATTCTGGTTGTCAAAGTCCCTCCACGCTTCGCGGACTTCCTCGAATATCTCTTCGCCGCCTGCTATCTCTTCCCACTTGTCAAAGAACTGTCCGCGCACGAGGTCGGCGTAGTTCTCAAGGTCGCGGTAATATTCAGTCAGGAGTGGGTCGTCAAGGTATAAGGCGTTGCGAGTGTCCCACAAGCCGTGCAGGGCAGCGCGCTGATTAGGAGCAAGCTTGTCACGCCACTCTTTGCTGGCTTCTTCACCATAAATCTCGCGCTGGGTGTTGTCGTCCTGCTCAAGCTGCCACACCCAGTCAGGGAAGCGCTCGTGTAGCACGTCCTGCGCAGGCAGCCACTTGATGCGAGCTTCTATCTGGCGGAGTGACTCCTCCGGCGTCCCGGGACGCATGCGGAAGTTGATTGCGATTGCACCGTCCAGGAGTTCATTCCTCAGTTTTGTCGTCATATACTGTGTAGAGCGCAACTCGAACCACAAGTCCAGTGTCTTGTCTCCAACACCGACGTCTTCCCAGATAGCTGTGCCTCCTATGCCTGCTCGGCTCATTGCCTCCCATATCCATCTGTCATCTCGAATGGGGCCGGGAGCACGCGAAAGCTGCAGAGTCTTTGCCTGTGGCCAGCGCTCGTCAAAGTCTTGCCACAGCATCCACCCCTCTTCTTTCGTGGCTTCCTGCGCCCGCAGGTATGTGCTTCTCTGGTCTGCCCACATATCGGAGAAGTCTGTCTCTGTAAGACTGCTTCCTCTCCACCCAATACCGATACCCCATGCTGACACCTCCCAGGGTGCTGTGGTTCTGAAGGCTTCGTGAGTAGCCTCGTCCCATATCCTGCCGTTCTGCTGGTAGGCAGCATAATCGATCTGAGCCTCCCAGTCTCCTGGTTCTATATCACCTCTGGGATTGTCGCGCATGTTGGCAATGACTTCCCCTACCCTGTTGCGCTCGTATTGAGTCATGGCACTGAACATGCCTTTCGGCCCTCCTGTCTCTATTATGTGCCGCATCCATATCTGAGGGTCAACGACAAGGCCGCCCGGTGGAATACCCAGGGTTCCGTCTGGGAGTTTTGCTGTGAAAGATCGTATGGCTTTGGGAAGGCCGCCCGTGTAATTGAACCATGCTGCCACCGCCTCCGGGTCTTTCCAGATCAAGGGAGACGTGGGGTCATCGTCAAGCCCACTTGTCAGAGCACCAGCCCAGAGGATGAGAGGAAAGAGGACAGGGCCGAGAGAGCCAAGGTCTTCGGCGTATGCGCCGCCCTCCTTCCATCCAAACATGCGGGTTCGTCTACGAGACTCGTCAATAAAGTCCGGCCCTAGTACGCTGTACATAGGGGAGATGCTGGCCTCAAGATTGAAGCGGAGCGGACTGGGCATCGTAATCCCCAGGTCTTCCGTGGAGAGTTGCTGTCTAAGATAGGGAGGTAGGCCGGCATGAATTTGCTCGTTCATTGTGCGCCAGCGACCATAGGCAGCCATTACCTCTGGCGAGGAGGTCGTGCGTCTTGCCCAGTTCGCCATCGTGCCCTTGTACCAAAATGAATAGGGGTACACCCATGACAGCCAGGAGTCTATGTTCCTGCGGTCTGAGTAATTGAGCAGAGCGAAGTTGCGTGCCTCTCGTCCCGTCTGTCCGGCTATTGTCTTGTACTCTGAAATATTGTGGGCAGCGCCCATAGCCCAGGCCTCAAGTGCCTCGATAGTCTCGTGTGACATATTCCTCCAGCCCTGCCTGCCCCAGCGCTCCCCTATGGTTTTAGTAAGACTGTCAACTGCCTCCAGCATGAGGCGTGGTTGCATCTCTACCTCTTCGGGAGTGTAGGGCCCCGGCTTACGCTTACCTTTCCACGAAATAGTATACGCCTTATCCATTTCATTGTAGAAGTTCTTCCATATCTTTGTGGAGGCACGACGATACTCAATCCAGGTGATGCTCTTCCTTAGGCTTCTGACATGTGGGGTCAATACGCTTACACCCTTTGGGGTCTCAGCGGTCATACTACCTGGGACGATCATGCCATTGATCTCGTTTAGCTTTTTCTTTGCCTCTTTAAGCAACCTCATTCCTTCTTCCGCCGTCCATTTCCCCAGGCCACCCACTTTATCGTCGATTGCCCTCCGAGCTTCTTCATACGGTCCCACAGGGAGTGTTCCACCGCTCTGAGCGGCGTATGCTTTCGCATCGGCTTGGAATAGCTGCTGGGCGCGGTGTGCGGGCTCCTGCATATTGGCATAGGACAGGGCAAAATCTTCATCCGAGAGGCGCTGGCCAAGATCGACTTTTAGTTGCGTGGCCTTTTCTAATTGATCTCTTAGTTCATTATCGGGACCAATAAGCATGCCCGGCGGCATGCTTTCATCGGCCTTTGCTAAGGACCTTTCAATATTGACGCGCAACTTTGCCATGCCCTCTCGAAATTCTTCTAGGGTCTCGGCGGTAGGGAACCCGGTCGCGGCGGCACGCTGTTCGCCGCGAGTGTACCCACGGAGAAGGCTATCGAACTGGAGACGCTCTTGCGTCCATCCGAGAGAGGCGAACTGTGTTCTCTCATCCTTGGTCAGAATTCTCCATGCGTCGTAGGTACCGTTCTGTTCCTTGAGCCACTCTATGGCTTTCGGCACATCTCCATAACTGTCTCTAATTTGATGGATAAGTCCTCTTGCCAGTTCGTCCCCCAAACCTCTCGTGAGAATATCGCCAAGCTCTGGTATGGCTTTACCGAGAACTAGGTTGTGGTCCAGGAAGCGTTTGGCTGCGGTGTACACAATGCGTTTGGAGAAGGCCTGCTCGACCGCCTGAGCGCCAATGGGTATGTCTGCCTTACTGCCCTTCGGGACAATCTTTCCAATGAAGGGGAAGTCAGCAAGAGTCTTGGAGCCGGAGAACCATCTCTTACCCTTGCCTAGCTCTTCTCCCGCACGCGGCAAGCCGCCGGCTCCACCCATAGCGAGGTCCGCTGCCCACACGCCTGGCAACTTCTTTGCCATGAATTCTTCTATTTCCCCTACTCCCGTAAAGGAGAATACACCGTCAGCAAGAGCCGTAAATAGATTGTTCTGGAAGTTGCGAGCCGAATAGGCAGGAACCCAATCTGCAAACGGATACCACAACTTACTGTTGACGAAGTCCCTAACTCTCCCTGCTCCTAGTCTTGACCACTCCAGTGCATTGAACGGCACCTCAGCGAGACCCATTTCCTGGGCGGCCTTGCGAATATCCCATTTTTCCATAGCGCCAGCAGCGCCCCGCTCAAATATGGGGTAGTCCTTAGCCTTTTTGCCAATAGCCACCCACTCCTGGATCGTGCGCATACCTTCTAGTTCCGGCATTAGCAGTCTGGTGGCGGCGGAATTGAGGTTGTCCATTGCAGACGTAAGTTTCTGCATTTCGCTAAGACCTTCAGCCTTAAGAAGGGCATCCATGCGGTTGGGGTTCACCAAGCCGTTCGTGGGGTTTACTAGCAACTCTCTCATAAGAGAGCCAGCCAGCTTGCCAGCCTCGGACAGCGCCTCGGGATAGGGAGTCAATAATATCCTAGCCTGATCCTGTTTGTGCTCCCATACTGCTATTAGTTGCTTGAGCCCATCACCGTCTATCTGCTTCCCTGGGTATCTATCAATGACTGGCTTGGGCTCTGCAAGGTCTAGCATTGCCTGGGCTACCTTCTTGACTCCATGCGTCTGCGTTTTGCCCAGCGCCTTCGATGCTCCGAAGACTTCCTTGACGCGCAAGAACACAGCGCTTGCCCCGTCAGAGGCTAACTCTATCATCTTTGCTCGTATTGCTGTTCTAGTCGGAGCTCCGGGTAGCCAGCCTCGCAAATAATCCGGTACTTTGTCGCCAAGGAATTTCGCCTCGGTCATTCCAACCTGCTGCATTCGCAGAACCTCTGCGCTGTTGAGCGCTGTTGGCGCGAATTTCTTCATGCGCGCAAGTGTACGCCGGGTTATACGAGCGGTCTTTATCAAACGGTATGCTCGGTTCGCGCGGCCAGTAGCAGCAGTTAAACCCAGAACCCCTGTTGTCCACATGAGTGGGTCGAGAAGAGTCTGCCCTACAGCTTCCATCAACGGATTAGACTCACCCGGCAATCCCTCTCTGACTAACTCATCTGCAATCTCCACGTCTGTTGCTCCTTCGGACTTGCGGCGCTCATAGTAGTATGCAGATAAGGGGTGAGCCTTGATTGCGTCTATGCGTCCAGTCTCTTTATTGTCAAACCAACCAAGCTCTACCAGATTGTTCCCGACGAAGTCCCCATCCCCGTACATGGCTTTGTTGGGTTCTTCGCCAAGGTCTATGACACGGGCGATATATCTAAGCTGCGCTGTTTCGCCGGAGTAGGTCATTCGGGTGGCGTCACGTAGGGCAACGTTCACCTCATGCGTGTCGCCGTATATGCTATGGGCGATTTCTCGTAGATTGCCGGGGTGCTCAGGCAAGCCCGCTTGCACGAGCGCGGCGTTCTGCGCCGGATGATACGCGCCCGTAGAGAGGACGCCCTCTGGGCGCTCGTATGTCTTGCCATTGGGGAGCAGTACGCTATTCACTCCGGCCCCAAGCTGAGTGTGCTGTGCCACAACTCCGATGCCGCGCTCTACTGTTTGAGCGGGGACATTGAGAGTTCCGAGAGAGCCCATAACCGAAGCCTTTAAGAGTACACTCCCCTTGCCAACTATCGTGCGCTCCTCTTCTGAACTAATAGGTACACGACGCTGCTCGATGATGTGGGGGGCGATGCCCCCCACGCCGCCATCGGGAGCTTCACCATATCTGAGCGTGTCGTCATACACGTTGACAACAAGTTCGCCTGTCTCCTCGTCGCGACCAACTACCTTTTCGTTTGGCAAAGGCATGTAGTCAATTCTTATCTTCTCGTGGAATTCCTCCTCGGCCTTTTCAAGGAATTGCCCCACTCCTTTGACGGCTTGCGCAGTTACGTCTGGTGGGATAGAGAGGTACGTCCCCTCCGGGTCTTCGCCTGTAACCGGGTTCAAGCGTGAAGCTTGCCATGCTGGCCCTGGGCCTGTGCCGATTTTTATGTCGCTTATCCCGCCCAGGAGCCTGCCTGCGCCTTGCTGTATCTCTTCCCAAGTTTTTTCTGTTCCGTACCTGCTTTGAAAGCCCGCTCGTTCCTCGGGTGTCCCCAGAGGGAACGAAGGGGGAGCGTACCTGCTTTGAAAGCCCGCTCGTTCCTCGGGTGTCCCCATTCTGGCGTCGCGGGGGGCGAACCTGTGTCGTATTTTGAACTCTTCTTCCTCTTCCTCTTCCTTATCGAATAACTCACTTAGAGTACGAGAGTTTATGCTCTGGGGCATGCTGTCCTGAAAGCCCCTCCACGCTCTCTTGAGCATGTCGTAGTTTAGTCCACCTGTATCGTAGTCTCCCGGCGCAAGAGTAGGATTCTCTTCTGGTTGTAGGACTGGGAAAAGCGCATCCTCTACTTCCGGCCTGCCAGGCTGCGGCCCGCCAGGCTGCGGCCTGGCAGGCTGCGGCCCTCCAACTTGACCTCCGGGACCGCCCTGTCCGGGAAGACTAAATGATCTTTGCCGACCTACAAATGGCGGCAATGCTCTTTCGATTCTTGATACAAATCTTGGGTTCTGTCGCACAGGCAGAGGTGCAGTCGGTCTTGGCGTAAATAGGCGAGGAACCCTAGCTCCAGCGCCTTGGTCGAAGCGACGCGGGGCACGACCACCGCTACCGCTTGGGGGCCTTATGGGGCTGGAGCCACGGCGTGGAGCTTGCCGCATCCTCAAGCTTGGGTTTCTTACTCGTGGACGATAGGGCATCTACGCTCCCGGTAAACCAGTTGCTGGTACGAGTCCGCCTTGTCCGAACAGGAACTCCAACCACGCCCTGATGGTTGGGTCTGCTATCGCCGAGAAGATGGCAGGGTTGAATATGTCCGCGAATGTTCCCGGCCCTCCGGGAGGAGCAAAGGTTCTCTCGCCATAACGGCCTACGTTACCAAGACCTGCAAATCCAAGTTCTTCCAGGAAAGGCTCAAGGCGTGATCGCGATTGTCCGGGTAGACCGGCAAGGGCTACGTCTGGAATATCCAGGTTCGTAGTACCAGGATTCCAGAACGGCACAACGCTATTAGCTGCGCCTGGGTTCGTAACAACACCAGTGGTGTTGTCGACTATGGGGATGCTTGGATTGACTACTCCTTGAGGGCCAGAAGTCTGAGGTACGCCTGGCGCTGTGCCAGCATAGCCACCTGAGTAGAACGAAGACTGCCCGCCGCCAAGACCACCAGAGAAGAACTCGGATGGTATGTAATCGCCCGCTCCCCAGCGTCCTTGGCCGAGGGAGATAGGCTGGAATATGGCTGTTCCGTCACCACCGGGCTGGAAGTAGATGCCACGTCCGGGAATCTCAATCAGTCCATCGCCGCGATGTACTACATCGTAGTTACCTATACCTTCCTGGAAGCCAAATTCATTCGTCTTGTACCCTGCGGTGTTGATGGAGCCAGGGACTGCAGCGCCAGGAGAACGTCCACCTACACCGCCGCCGGCAGTTGCTGCCGAAGCACCAGTAGTGAGAGGGCCAGTTGCGCCAGCTCCGAGGTCCGAGGGCATAGTAATGCCTGAGCCCGCGAAGATCATGTTCGGGTTAACAATTCCAGGGTTAGCTGCCAGCAGGTCAGCTACGGCAATGCCGGCTCCCCTGGCAATGCTAGTCAGCGTCTCCCCCCGCTGGATAATGCGCTGCCCTGATGTCTCTCCGACGAAAGCGCCGCCACCACCACCACCACCGCCACCGCCACCCCACATCGATGGCACCGAAGCTTCTTCTGGGGGTCGTCCCCAGAAGATTGAGGCTTCGTCAAATATTGGGACTCCGTACCCCCCGCGGTCCATCCAGGGTTCCGTTGGTGTGCCTCTCCAGTCCGTTATATCTGGGATGACCTGTACTGGGCTGGGTGGGCCTCTCCAGTCTATTTCCGGGGTGACTTGTACTGGGTTGGGTGTGCCTCTCCAGCCCGTTATATCTGGGATTGTGACTTGGACAGGATTGACTACCGTCGGCGACACAGATGGTGCGGGGGTGTACGCTCCCCGCTGATAACCAAAATATTGGGGGTCAACGGTCGCGGGTGTCGGGGGAGCGTACCTGCTTCGAAAGCCCCTTCGTTCCGCGGGTGTCGGGGGATCGTACCTGCTTTGGAACGAAGGGGCTCGGTGGCTGGGGTTTATTCTTCTTGGTCGGTATGCCATATTGTTACCTCGGCGGATTTCCCGCTCTTTGCTGTTGTCTCATCTTGACTTGCTCCGGGTCGGGTAGTACGTCATCGGGCGACATGGTTATCTGTGGAGGCTGAGCCTCGGCACTGAAGCCACTGGTCGGACTACCTTGTGCCATCTCGGCTGGTGTTGCGCCAGTCTCCGCTTGCTGCAATAGCATCTGTAATGCTTCCGGCCCTCCGGCTTGCTGCATCACTGACGCTACCTGCATTAGATTAGTGACTTGCTCAGGAGTCAAGAGGGGCAGGCCTTCACCCGCAGCCTCAGCCTCCACACGCTTCTCTGCCAGCTTGACCATCTTCTCGTTCTCGTCCATCCATTGCTGCTCTGAGGCCTTGATAATGATCTCATCAATGGTCTTGGACTGTGTAGGCAGGAGCTGCTCTCTGATATGGCGCTGGCTTAGTTCTGGATGCGGAACTTCCAGGACGTGTTCCAGGATGTCTACGTCAGCCATGAGAGGCTTGCCATCTGAACCAGGCTCTCGATAAGCCGCAGCCAGTTGTGCTTTCACGGTGCGGTCTTGTGGTAGCTCCGGTGAGATGTTGACAATAACTGAATGGCGTCCCTTCACGTCAGAGGCCTTGATGCCTCTCATAGTCTTACGTGGGCGGCCCTTCTCTTCCATGTCTGCGTCCACAGGCACGTCCAGGTTGACGCCTTCTGAGCCTGCAAACATCTCTGCCATCTGCAAGAGCATGCCAAAGAGCCAACCAAGGGCAAGCTCCAGGTTTATCTTCTTGTCTGAAATCCTGTCCATGATGGTTCCAAGAACCTGTGACAGAGCAAATCCCGACTCAAGACTGGTGGGGGCCTCTCCAAATGCAAGCTCAGGTATACCTCCCAGGTTGATGTCGGACTGCAACTCGCCACGCAGGATGTTGATGACCTGTGCATTGGGAGTCGGGCTGATAACATCTATCTTGGAGCCAGTGGGTATTTCCTTCTCGACTCCCACAACTCCAGAGTCCAACATGACTGCCTCTCCCGTGGGAGATTGGACTAATATCTTGGGCCAGTAGAAGAGGTCAACGCCGGTAGCCATCTTCGCCATCAAGGCGTAGATGTTCTTCAGGCTATCCATGATGGGGCCTAGTACAGACTGGTATGCCCAACGTGCTGAAGACAGCGGAGTGTCAGAGCAGTACGCTTCCACTATGGGAACAAAGCCATAGCCGTGGTCGTTGTCCCAAACCAGCTCCTTGTTGACAAGAACTACGTTGTGCTCGGAATCCCAGTATTCAATGAAGTGGACTTTCTTGTTCTCGTCCTTAGGCCAGTCCCTGGGTATAGTTCCACCACGGCTCTCTATTTGATGCTTGGCTTCCCATGCATACATTTCATACTCTTTGGTGTACCAAGCGATGCCGGAGTCTCCCCAGACTGTGTAGATGTTCAGTGGGTCAGGAATCTTGATGCGGAAGGGCAGGCCGTATTCATCATAGGACTGGTCGTAGTGAAGTTCAATAACTGCCCGTCCACGCAGCAGATACCAATAGACAAAGTGGCGCAGGAAGTTGGTCTTCGTCTCGCGCATGAACTGGTTGATGTAGCCTTCTATCCACTGTTCCAGCCTGGTGGTGTCGTCGCGTTCCTTGAGGCCGCTCTTGTGGGGCATGACCTGGATACCCATGTTGGCTCTCGTCATCAGAAGAGAGAGGTACTTCTCCAGGATGGCACGGCCACGGGCGGGGTGGTTGATTTTCGGCCCGGAGTTCTTGGTGTCAGCGGTGTCTTGTGGGATACCGTAGTCGGCCTTGAACAGACCTTCCACCTCTAAGGCAAAGTCCTTGGCACCATCAGCCTCGTAGATGGACTTCGCATGCTTGTGCTGAGTAAGCACCCATTCTTCTGAGTTGACGTAGTCACCTCTACTCATGTCTGCCATTAGCGTATATCTCCAAAGTATGCCCTGTCAATCTGCTGTGCAGGAGAGAGAGCCGGAAGGTTGCCAAATAGCGGGTCTCTCTCTTGAACGATACGAGCGTGTGACTTTCTCGGCAGCAGGTGTGCCGCTGTCTGCCACGCAAGATGCACGGCTTTGAGGACATCGTCATGCATGTTGCGAGCACCAAGCTTCACCCACTGGTCGCGGAATCTCTTGAGGAATGGAAGCTGTTCGTCTGACACCTTTACCATACCTACCTGGAAATCCGGTGCCATCTCGTTCATGGAGCGCAGGATATTCTTTTTGGTTGTGATGGGGATAAGGGCGTAGCGCACACCGCGCAGATTCATGCGTCTGATAAGGGCCTGGTAGTAATCCACACCGTCGCGGTTGACTTCTATTCCACTACGTATGGGGTTGTACTGGGCGGCATACTGAAAGAATACGTCCTCAGCCTCGGCTGCAATGATGCGCCCCTCGTAGCCATCCTCTACTACAAGGATGGGATTGGTGTTGACAATAACGGCCAACGCAAAAAAGTCGGGGTCTCTGTTCTTCGTGTTCACAATCTGCTGAATCTTCTGCGCAAAGTCTATCCCGATGTAGCGGTCATACTCATGCTTGAACATCAGATGCGGGTAATCTCTCAGCCATTCAGCCCGTAGCCACTGTCCTTCGGCGGCTGATTCGATAGAGAGATACACAAGCTTGAAGTCGACTTCTCCAATTTCTGCACGTCGGCGCTCAAGACGTTCGAGCGGCCATTGCTCTGGCCAATAGCTCTTGCCCGTGTCGGTATGTATTGCAGGGTGGATGAAGATTTGATACATACTCTTATTGTCAACCTCCACCGAAGAAAGATAACCGACCACGTCTTTTGGATTCCATCGGGTCTGAACGATAACAAGGTGGGCATCCTCCATAACTCTTGGGATAAATGTATCCTTCATGAAGCTGACCGTGTCGTTGCAAACCAGGTCAGAGTCCTTTGATTGACGGTCATGGATGTCATCAGCGAGCGCCAGGCCTGTTACACGCCTGCCGTTGATGTGTGACGAGGTAACACCACCACCGATGAGAGTAGGGTCTTTGCGTCCTGAGATTCGGGTACGCCAGTCTTCCATACTCATTGAAGTATCAATCACGCTGTAGCCGTCTCTTGACCACCCGCCTTTCTTGTCAGGTCTAACATGGGGGAATGTGAGTTTCCAGCCGGGATGGAAGTCTATTATGTTCGCTATCGTCATGGAGATAGAGTTCGCAATAGTCTCGCCAGCGCTGACAATCAGGTTGGAAGTATAGGGGTGCTTGCCAATCCACCACGCCATGAGCGCCATTGTTACAGTAGTCTTGGCGCTCTCGGGTGGCGCGACAATGACCACCCGCTTGTTACTGAGTATCTCCGCAATCCAGCTCCTGTGGTGCTCGGCAAATATGACACGCTCACCATCGGGGGTGCGGAAGATTAGTTCGGCAAACGCACAGACAGCAGTAACGTCGTCACCGTTCGCACTGATGGCGAGTGACTGTTCGTATCGTTCCTCTATTTCGACGTCTGTAAAGTTCTTAGTCATCCCTTTAGCAACATAAACATAATAGCCCCAAGGGCAGGCAGTAGTCCGGCGGCAAAGCCCCATACTCCCGACTTCACCTTGAGACTTGAGATGTCCTCTGCCATTACGATACGAAACTCTTTTAGCTCAGTGCGCAACTTGGCAATGTCATCCCCTTGAACTTCGAGCTTGTCAAGAACCATGAGCTGGTGCATTGCCCAGCCGTTAGTAGGTACGGGTGTCATCTTGTGACAATCTTCAGCCTTTCATTGGCGACGTTGGGGGCACTGTCGTTCCCCTTGAAGGGCGCGAAGTGAACCACTATCCCGGCCACGGGTAATGGGAAGTATCCCTTTACCTCCGAGTAGGTAGTCACGCCATCCACGTTGGTCTTGAGGAAGGAACCGGCGTAGGCTCCCCACCGTACTGAGTATTCGATTTTGTTGGTTCTAACATTGAGTCCTTCGACCTGCTCGGCTTGTATGCCTGTATTGTGGGAATGCCCAAATATTGCCAGGTCGCACTCGTGGTTCCATAGGAAGCGCTGCATGTTGAGCGCCTTGGCCCCGGCGAGCTTACCGCCGACAAATCCGTGATGTAGGGCAATACGGATATTACTGGACATCCTGTTGCCGCGACTACTCCGTCTAATAAAGTGGAGATTGAGCCAACCAGAGTAACCGAAGGCGAGCTGTGTCTCGGGCGGGAATCCACCAGCATCTTTGATGCCTGTAACGATTTCTGAATAGACGTCTCGTTCATAATGTTTGTGTACTGCCGACTCGTGATTTCCTTCCAGGAGTCCCAAGCACTTAGATGCTATGGGCTTTAGGAGGGCAAGGATATGTCTACTCTGAGCCTTGGCCAAATCTCCAAGGTGCTCCATATTTATCCACGGAGCGAGGGCGCTCACATTAAAGCGTGGGTCTGAGCGATTGATGTAGTCGCAGTAATCCCCCATCCCCAACCAGTACGCATTGTCATCGGCCTCTATCTCTTTTACCAAGGCTCTTAGAGAATCGAGGTCGCAGGCCGCTGCTCCATCGTGGATGTCACCGAAGGGGTACAGTCGGAATGTATCCGACCGCGAACTTACTTCGATGTCACGTTTGATTACCCTCACGCCCTAACATTGTAGATTGAAACTGCAGTTATGGTCAACCTGGGAAAACTATCTTCTACTTGCGATGGTTCCCGTTACGGTAGCACCATTTCAGGGAACAGGATTGCGAAGTCCGCTCGGCACGACTCCATGGTCAGAGGATTGAGATAGAAAATCGCCTGGCGCATCATGCTCAACAGCAAGCAGTCTCTCTCCATTGCCGTCACTCCCACGAAGTTCATCGCCACCGACACAGCAAGCAACACAGCCAGTATCAGAATACAACTGCCCAGGATAACGAAGTAGCCACGCATCTGTAGGATGTCATCCTGTAGCTCTAATAGTGTCGGCTCGCGCCTGTCATCGTGTCTGTATATTCCATCAATATCGTCATTATCCGCAATGTCGTCCATGGCAATATTACCAGTATCCTTTCCGATACCCTTCCGTAGTTACGTTCTATGCATTATTCTACGACAAGTGTTACAATGACACCAGGTCTGAGGGGGGTTATACCAGAGCCCTCCCCTCAGACCCAACCTTCATCCTGAGCGCTTTTAGCGCCAGTCACTCCGCCAGCGCCCCTTGCCATTCCAAAAGCCTTGGGGCGCTGGCTTTTTAATACACCCAGGAGAAGAAGATATGCTTTTGAACCCTGGCTTTGAAGCCGGACAGTGGTATCAGAAAGAGGACGATAGATTTTCAAGGGATGACGTCCGCTTTGGGCCGATACCGGAAATGGCAATCCCTAACGGGTGGGAGCTCGAATACGCGCTATCACCAATTAGGGATGACTTCTTCTACCATCCGACTAAGTCCACGCCGCTACTGCCCAACCAGACGCAGGGATACGGTAGGCCCGAGGTAGTAACGTGGCTCAATGACAATTTCGGGCCCGACTTTCAGCATGCCTACGCATGGCGTGATGGAGTATATACACTAAAAATATTCACCGCATACTATCCCGTATGGTGGCGGTTACATCAAAATGTCAGCGGACTAACTCCAGGAGAGTCGTATTTATTCCTGGCACCAATATTTCAGGAACTAATTTCACACTACAATCCAACGATTGTGGCTCCCGATCAAATGTCGGGCGAAATACGAGTGTCCGTCGGGCAAGACATCGACAATCCTCGGAAAACAACTGGGTGGCTCAACGGAAACCATATTCCATTTATGCAGTGGAATATTCTTCGACTCCCTTTCTCTGCCGAGGATACTCAGGAGCGAATACACGTTGAAGGGCGCGCCCCCTGGGGACTGGATAATGTAGCATTTTTTCTAGATGGTCTGTCCCTGAGAGCTGTTTCCCCTCCAGATGAAAATCAAACGCCCGACAGCAACGAATACAATATGTTAGATTCTATCGAGAATAACCTCGAATTCATAGAGGTTATGGTTGATGACATATTTGGCTACGTCAAAAACCTTCGCGAATTTGGCGGGGACAGTGACGGGAGCGATGCGAGGTGATCACCCAGGCTAACGCATTACAGCTGCCGCTGGCCGATGGTGTGGTGCAGACTTGCATCACCAGCCCGCCTTATTGGGGACTCCGCGATTACGGGGAACCCAACCAGCTGGGTCTCGAACATACTCCCGAAGAGTATGTGGATAACATGGTGACTGTGTTCCGGGAAGTGTGGAGAGTTCTTAGGCCGGATGGGACGCTGTGGTTGAATTTGGGTGATAGCTACAGTGGGAGCGGAAAGGGTAGAAACTCCGATGGGACACACCAAGACAGCGAAGGGTGGAAACAAGGAACAAGTCGCGGAACAATTGAAGGACATTTATTTGGTGGCAATGTCCCTACCGGCCTAAAACCCAAAGACCTTTGCGGCATCCCCTGGCGCGTCGCCTTCGCATTACAGGCTGACGGGTGGTATCTCCGCTCGGACATTATATGGCACAAGCCGAACCCGATGCCTGAGAGTGTGACGGACAGACCAACGAAGGCGCATGAGTACGTGTTCCTGCTCAGTAAGAAGCCGCGCTATTATTATGATGCTGATGCGATAAGGGAGCCGCACACATGGGTGGAGAATCGACCTTCTGGAATGGAGCGGAACGCCGAAGCGTACAGAGAAAAGGTGAAACACTCTAACAATAAGTACGGCGGCGGCGGTAGTGGGTTTCAGGGACATTCGGGAAGTACGAAGGCAGATGGTACGTCACTGAATCACCCCGGTGGCCGCAACAAACGAACTGTGTGGAGTGTCACAACGCATTCCTACAGCGGCGCGCACTACGCAACGTTCCCACCAGACTTGGTAAGGCCAATGGTGCTGGCGGGTGCGCCTGCTGGCGGGTTGGTTCTCGACCCGTTCTGTGGCAGCGGAACAGTGGGTGAAGTCTGCCGCATGCTACCGGAGCCGCGTCACTTTATCGGCTTCGACATATCCCACGAGTATTTGTCCACGCAGGCGATAGTTCGAAGCGAGCAGCGAACCCCGGCCAAACTCTTGAAGGACTTGCCGATGTTCGCTGCGATGCCGTAGCAATATGATAATAGACGTTGAGGCACCTGCAACCGAGGGGCATTATTCGGTCGGTACGACCAGGAGGGTAAATCCAGTGAGAATGAAAAAAGCAGATTGGAAAAGGAATGCCTTGCTTGCAATAATCACGGCAGCCATGCTATTGGCGGGAGCGTTCACCTACCTTGTTGAGGGTACAAACCCCGAAACAATAACAGTGAATAATTTCTCGCTCGATATTGACGGCGACGGAAACCCGGAATATATAGTTTCCATGGAGTATATCCCCTACCGCCCTTTTCCAACAGCCCCGACAGCGGAGCAATAATAACTCCCGAAACGCCTGCTGTTGGGGAGATAAATCTAACCAGAGTCAAAATCTCTCATTATTGGCCGCCACTGGGGGGCACTAATTGTTTCCTATTCCGGAATGGTATTTGCATGAGCAATATGGCCTCGGGCGAACCCTGGCTACCCTGGGTAGGGTCAGCGGCTGCCTGCCCGCCGGACTGGCCGTTCTGGACGCGCCTAATGCTGCCAGGCGGTCAATGGTTTACCTGCCTCGACCGGGGAGGAGCCATCAAGGGGAACTGGATCGATTTGCTGGTCGAGGTCCCACCTGTCCCATTCGGGACAGAATTGAACGTGAGCGTAATATGGCCAGGGAACTGACAGACGAAGAACTGGAACACCTCACCTGGAGAGCCTCCGAGTACGGCTACGACTCCCCAGGTGACGGCTCCCACTACACTATCCACCACGCTATCCTCACCAAACAAGACGTAAGAAGCATGCCTCCCCAAGAGCAAGCCAAAATAGACACCATCTACAACTACCTGCTCATTCCCCTCAATACCCACGTCGACGGCCTTATCCCCTCCCGGGCACAGGCAGCCGAACGCCTCATCCATATCTATAGCGAAGATACCATCTATCACTGGTTCAATAGCATAAAGTTCAAAGTCCCAAGAATCCTGCCAAGGGTCTGGTAAGAGGATAAAAATTTGTCTAGGGGTGAGGTCGGTGGATGTGGCTAGTTGGCTGGTGGTATAGGGGATGGGGGTGGTGTCTGCTTCGATGTCGTTCTTGTTGTTGATGTCCGCCACCCACAACCCACACACTACCATTTACTCCACACAACTACACACGCCAGGCGCACTCCAGCTTGACATAACACGCGGCCAGCTTCACCATAACAGTCCCTCCCCCCCTGTTATGGTCTACTCTTTGGCACTCAACCCGCGCGAGTGCAAGTACTTATGTCTACTTATCCTTGACCATAACCCCCGCCGCTGCCAGCCAGGCGCACTCCAGCTTGACATAACACGCAAGAAAATTGGCAAAGCGATAGCTCGCGGACGGCTTTGGTGCCCACGAGCTATCGACTATCGCTATGTAGTTGTTTGGCTGCAGTCTAGCGACTGCGTGCGCTAGGTCATTTTAGGTCAACAACGAGATGATTAGGGACAACCTTATCCCGTCGATCACGTTGCCAATTGACGGCTACTTGACAAGCCCTCGGGTAATTTGTCCGGTGCCGGACGACAGCACGTATCAGGTGGTAGGTAACCCGGACCTCGCGTCCGCAGGCAGCGATGCAAAACAGGCAAAGGTGGAGGCACTGCACTACCATGTGCCGCTACCACGTATTGTTATTGGGATACGATACTCGTGAGTCATGCCCTTACCGTTGGCACCAAGCGAGGTGAACTTGTCGGCGACATACCAGCCAATCTTTCGCTCACCGGATTTGTTGGGCGAGAAAGAACGTAAGGATGCTACTGTGGTCATTTTGTCGCCCCCAATTTCCACGGTCACTGTAGCTACTTTCCCTTCAAGCCAAGGGTGGGTGATTAAAACTTCCTCCACACGTGTCGCCTTTGCGGCTTGTTCTAGGCTCTTTGCATCACCTATCGTTTTGATGTGGATCTTAAAAGCCTGCTCTATCTGAGCAGGGGAAAGGGTTGTAACGTCAAGCTCGCTCTTTTTGGGTGTAGACATTTTCTTCCATCTCCATTGCTAGGTCTTAAGTGCTTTCTCTACTGTGGCAAACATCACATAAAAACGCATCGACAATGTCTACGGCGCAATATACGATTGCGCCGCAATCATCGCACTCATCAATCCAATCATCATACTCATCAATCCAATCTTCTACTTCCATCACGTAGCTGTGCATGCTTTCTTGAAACCCCCTTTCTGGATACTAGGCGCAATAGGCGCAAGCCGCGCCTTTATCCTAATTTTGATAGATTCTCCCACAGCGGCGCGGCGCTGAAAATGTGCAAATTGCAACAAACGGGCGAGCAAAAATACAGCACTATGCACAAGTTGACATAACACACTGTCCTTGGTGGGGGTGGGGGGGGTGGCAGAGCCTACCTTGCCTACCCTGCCTAGAGCGCCAGTGCTCACCTGCCGACCGAGCAGGGCGACTCGTTAGTTGTCTATAACGTGGGGTTCTACTACTACTGGCTGTGACTTGACTGCCTCTATCAGCAGGCGTGCTTCTCTGATTGCTTCGGGCGTTATGGTCAAGCCTACTCCACCTGGTGTACCTAGGTCTGACTCCTCGTTGGCACCAAGCGCCTTGTCTACGTACACCGCAGCTTGAGTGCTACCCCGCCCACCTCGTAAGGCAAGGATGGCCTGAGATGCTACGTAATATGCCCTGGCCTCCTCAACCGACAGGTCTTCAACCTTTACCTCCCCTGCTATAGCGCCTGCTACCTTGTCGGCTGCGTACTTGCGGTACTTGTCCCACCTCACCTGTAGGGCACGCTTGCTTGATGAACTCGTGAAGGGTGTCAGCTTACCGCCGTTGGCCTCTACCTGTTCAGCGTCGTCAGCATGCACGCTTGTGCCGCCAACAGGCGGTATCTCTTTAGCGGTGAAGGTGTCCATCGGGTCAGATGGCTTAGTGCCTTTGTTCATACGTGTCATACCCCCTTAGTATACGTGCAGTATACGTGGCGTAACTGTCCTCGTCAACGACACTTACCTTACTTGCTGTTTACTCAGCATATAATCAACACTCGCGTGGTACGATGGTTGTGTTGGAGTGACGAACAGCTTGACATAACGCGAACTTGTTCATCGCGCACAATAATTTTCAGAAAACATTGTGCATTTTGCACATGGCGCACGCATCAAAAATCAGCTAGTATTTTATCAGCCCCGCAATCCCCTAGGAGCCACCACACTCACACACATGGGCGACGGGGAGCGGGCAAGGGCAAGTACGACCTACGATTAGGAGGTTACATAATGACGCAGCAGAAAAGCAACGCCATTTGTTCACCGGCGTTGCTCTTGATGGCAAGGAAGCACATCTCGAACTGCGAGTCTTCGCAGTTCGAGATGTACGAGAACGAGGTCTTCGAAGGGTTGGCTCTTCGGTGCGCCACTTGCCTCCATCTCGTAGGAAGTGTAACAGGCACTGCCTACAACAACCTTCAGGCCGCCAGCGTGCTCGATGACGCTGGTGAGTACTACCTCAGCAATCCATCTCTGGAGGTTATGGCACACGAAACCGTAGGGGAAATGGTGAAGGGTATGAACCCACGCCAATTCCTAAGACTAACGGTGGAGTTGGCATACGAATACGTCAAGTCCACTATCGACGACAGTGCTCACATGGAGACTGAAGGCAGTCCGCTTGAGAAACTGAACTTCTCGCAGCGGCATGCTGCCGTGCTTGCGTTGATAGACGTGCACGGCATACTCGATAAGGAGGACGTATGACAAAGGGAACATCTGTCCAGATAGGACAGGGCGAAAACCCTATGCACCTGTCTGGACAGGGGAAAGGGTCGCCTGCCGAGCAGTTGCAGGCGATGTCTCTCCTAACAGGAGAGACGAAGAGCGGCCTGGTGCGCCGCCTAATAACGCAAGAGTACGTTGCGTTCCGGCTGGAGCGTGTGCTTGCATCACTGATGCTTATCGTCAAGACGATAGACACCAGAAGCAAGCCAACCCCTGCCCTACGCAAGGTGAGGAAGATAGCAGCCTCTGCGCTGAAGGAGGAATAAATGAGAGTGGTAAAGGAGTATCCCTGCTGTGGAGGCAGGGCCTACGTTATGGAGCACGGTCTTGCTTCTCACAAGACCTGCCCCAAATGTGGGACAGACTGGATGGTTATCGGTGTCAGCGTGGCATCTGACACCGAGAGTCACTCGTGGGAGTGGTCGCGAATGAGCAGGACTACTGCTTGTTTGACGACCTACCTCTCCCGGCTGGCCCTGTACCGCAGGAAACAGGGAAGTCGGAAGTGGGGATTGAGTCTGCATAACGTTGTGGACTTTTATCTCCTAACAAACATGTGCGTCAACCTCAGCGCCATTGGCGCTGAGGCGCTCAAGGCGCAGGTTGACTCACAACTTTCGGAGCTGAGCAATGCGTTCGCGCTCATGCTACGGGACTACCTGTACCTGGCGAGTATGGGTGAGGCAAGACATGGTATGAATGGGAAGAACCTTGGTCTGCGGATCAGGGAATTCACGAAGATTGGGCAGGGGCGTGAGGCAGCCTGTTGTCTGGGCTTGAAGTATCACCCAGACGACGCTCTACCAACGCTGGTGAATCTATTTCGCCAGGGAGAGTGGAAAGGTGGCTATGGAGGTAAGAGCTGGGGCGATATAGCCGCCGGTGCGCTGATGTACAACACCGTACCCAACGCCTTGTTCATCGACCATGCCGTGGATTTACAGCACAACAACGGCACGGCGTTCAACAAGGCGAGTGCCTTCAAGCACATGAGGATTGGGAAACCAGTATTGCCCGACTGGTTCCAAAGCTTCTTGAACTACAAGGCAGAGACAGACTGCCTCCATGGCTCATTGGGTTTCTGGAACCCTCACGAGGCATGGACGCTGGCAAGTACCAGCACTGTGATGCTGGGGCAGTTGTACTACCCTCTGTACGGAGAGAAACCTGTCCGTACCGTTGACCCCGAAGGCGATACCTTCGGGGTGTATGAGTACGAGTCGCCCGAGTGGCGGCGAGAAGCGCTGGAGGTGTTCTAGTGTTGAAGTTCCAACACGCCCGCACTGCTGACGAAGCGAGGGCCATCTACCTCAGGGTGTCTCAGCTCTTGCCTGTCATAGTCCCCGACTGGGGGGCGGCGCAGGAACTGCTCTTTGAGCACGGCGCGCTGGCGCTGGCAAGGCATGAGCCAGCCATGTTCGATAAGATGTCGGGTGAACAAGAAGTCGTCTCCGCCATTTACTTATACCTGGCGGAGACGCGCGAGAATGTCACACCGGAGTCAATAAACGCCCTGATCCTGGCATCAGGGCTGGCAAAACTGGCCTATTTCTACCCAGGCCACGCAGAGGAGTTCTACCTCATGGCCCACAACATCGTGCACCTGACCAAGCAGGTCACGACGCTTGATGGCATGTCCATCAAGGAGGAGAATGCCTCCGTGTTGTTCGCTCCCGTTGACCATGATAAGTCAGCAGTAAATGAAAGCTTTGTGCAATGGGTCGCGGAAGCCTATCCACCGTCAGGCAAGGTCAGCGCCGGCCTAGTGGAAGATTTGCTTGATGCTCCCATGAGTAAGAAAGAATACTTCTGCGTAGGCATGCTGAAAGTCGGGCCCGAAATTGTCGATGAGACTATCGCGATTGGGAAGAAGGATGACAAGGTGCTGCATGAGCCAACTCCATCTACTCAGGAGAATGCAGCCCTGCTCGTAGCGATATGGGATGAGACTATCGCGATTGGGAAGCAGAAAGTAGATAAGTGCCTGTCTGAAGCAGCAGCGATAGGCGCTTCGGAAGACGTGCAGGTAGAGATGATGTCTCTATCTGCAATACTTGATCTGAAGAAATCCGTGCTTGCTGAGGCGGCATCAGACGAAGAAGTTTAGAGGAGGTTACAATGAAAAATGGATACAAGCAGAACAGTTTCGTAGGTGTAGGAGGGTATGACCACGGCGTAGGGTATGACCACAAGGATTGTCATACAGGAAACAACCCCATCCTGAAGCTGGATGGGGGCGAGGGCGTACTCTATGCAGGAGGGTGGTCGAAGAAGGCCACCCATAATGGGGTGGCGGTGGTCGACCTGGCCCCAACAAAGTACGGTGCCAGGTCGCAGGAGGAGGTGTACGACCCGTCCACCTTCGGGGAGATAGCCTTCAAGCGCACGCTGGAAGGCATGAAACCTGATGAAGACGAACGCATATACTTGCCGTTCTTCATCCAGGATTACGGATTACCAAAGTACTCCGTAGAGGTATGGCCGCTGCTCGCGGCAGACATAAAGGCCCTGATGATGGAGGGCGTGGACGTGCTGGTTGCCTGTGTCGGTGGGCACGGGCGCACGGGCATGGTCACGTCAATCGTCTGCCACCTGCTTGTGCCCGAGGTGGTAGGTGACGACCCCGTTGCCTGGATTAGGGGGGTGCATTGCTCCAATGCGCTGGATACCCAGGCGCAGGAGGAGTATGTGTTTGGGGTTCTCGGCATCCCCATCCCCGACCTGTATAAACCTAAGGGGAAAACAGGCACCATCGACAAACTCCACACCCCCGTCAGCATAAGGGAGACCCTCAAGGGGTGGGGGATAAAATACAAGACCCAGATGGCTGGGGTTGTAGAGACAGTGTGGTGCCTCCTGGGGGGGAAGTACCAGGAGGTCGACTGGGTGAAGAAGCCGGAGCGCACCATCAAGGTGCTCGACGGCCTTGAGTGGGAGGTGTACGACAAAGTAGGAGACAAGACTTCGCCGGAGGACATTGAGGAGTCGAGGCTTGATGAGCTAAACGAACAGGCAGAGATATTCCTCGCCGGACTCGAAGGCACTGAAGAGGACGCATGCGAGGAGGCAATCTTCGAGTACCTCGGCAAGCTCACCGAGACTGAGGTAGACATCGTAGCAAATCTTCTCTTCGCATGGAGTGACGCCACCTTCAACAAGGGTAGCGAAAGTGTCGGCAAAGATCGCGACATCCGGTGGAGAGATTTCGCCCTCTGCGTGACTCGGGAGGAACTGCTTGCTGACATTGATAGGCGAGCGGAGGGCCTTGCAGACAACGTGAGGGCGGCCTTACTGCCTCGCTATGCGAGTGAGCGCTTTATTATGATGCTCATACTTGAGATGTGGGGCATTCCCTTTGCTGAAGAGCGTACCATCTCAGCCCAGACAGGGCTTGGGGAATGGGAGCTGTTCACTGTCCGCCCCGATGGCAAGAAGAAACGCATCGTGTCCATGGACATGGACAAGGATTGCATTCAATACGAGGGCAGTGGTGACTTCGCACTGTCCGAAGTAAAGGAGGCCCGCAATGGGTAAGTATGTGCATATGTTCTCCACGTTAGAGAGAGACCCCGCCGTACTGGGCGGGAAGGGTTATGGTCTAGTTGACATGACCGCACTAGGCTTGCCCGTACCACCAGGGTTCGTCATCTCAACGCAGGCCTCCAAGGATTACCTTGCGGCAGGCAACGTGATACCTGATGGCCTGTGGGTTGAGGTGGACGAGGCGCTCTCCTCCCTGCAAGGGGAGACGGGCAGAATACTTGGCGACGAGCAAGACCCTCTGCTTCTCTCAGCCCGTAGTGGCGCGCCCGTGTCCATGCCTGGCATGATGGACACGGTGCTCGACATAGGCATGACACCAGATATTGCGGTGAGCTTGTCTATTATCACCTGCCGAAAGTTTGCGTACGACAACATGCGCAGGCTAACACAGATGTTCGGCACTGTGATACTGGGCCTACCCGAGAGCGTACTTGATATGCCCGCCAAGGCATACCTGCTGGCACATGACAACGGAGGCCTCACGGGCAATGAAACAGTGGAGCTTAGCAATAGGCTCCTAGATGTGTACAAGAAGTACACGGGCGTACCCTTCCCCGACGACACGCTCATGCAATTGCGCCTTGCAATCGAGGCTGTGTTCCGTTCATGGAACAGCGCGCGAGCAATTGCATACCGAAAGGAGATGGGCATATCCGACGACATTGGTACTGCCGTGGTCATACAGACCATGGTGTTTGGGAACATGGGTGAGAACTGTGCCACTGGCGTGATGATGACCCGTGACCCCACCACTGGAGAGAACGTGCTCTCAGGAGACTACCTCCTGAATGCACAAGGAGAAGACGTAGTCAACGGGATGTTCGTCACAAGTCCTCTCTCGGATTTGAGAGAGGAAGCCATCGGGGACGTTTACGCAGAGCTGGCTGCCATAGCAGCAAAGATGGAGCGTGAGCGCCGTGAGATGCTTGACATCGAGTGGACAGTGGAGCAGGGCAAACTGTGGGTACTACAGGTACGCACGGGCAAGCGCACCGCTGCTGCCGAGGTTCGGATAGCTGTCGAGATGGTCGAGGAGGACATGATAAGCAAGACCACGGCCATACGCAGGGTGGGTGTTGACAAGTTCTCACGTCTGCTACACCCCAAGTTCGGCCCCATGTCTATAGCGGGGAGCCACCTTCTAGCTGAGGGTATACCCATCACCCCAGGTGCGGTGTGTGGGTTCGTCGCCATGTCCGCCGATGCGGCTGTGAAGATGACCAAGGAAGGCAAGAAGGTCATACTCATGCGCCCCGAGACAGTTCCCGATGATATACACGGCATGATTGCAGCCATCGGTATAATCACCGGAACTGGCGGTAGCACGTCACATGCAGCTCTAGTTGCAAGGGAACTTGGCAAGGTGTGTGTCGTTGGCGTTCAGTCAAGCGGTATAGATGAGATAGAGGAGGGAGATATTATCAGCCTTGATGGTACGTCGGGCTGTGTCTATAAGGGTGCAGTTGACGTCATCCCTGCCGACATGAACAACAAGTGGCTGCTGAAGATGCTTCAGTGGGCTGATGAGTACGTCACTTTCAACATCAATGCACATGCCAACTCTCCCGCGAATACCAAGCTCTCCTTTGGTTACGGTGCAAACACTGTCCTGTACAAGACAGGGCAGGACATAATGGAGCAGCAGATGGAGGGCGACGTTCTTGACATCGTGGTGCCAACGGGTCTGCCAGATTACGCGATGGATACGATGGAGAATAATATGTTCTCGTTCCTGAGACAGGAGATGGTTCTCCTGTTCGCGCAGGCCGACAATGCGCCTCTCAGCATCCAGCTACTGGACATACCCATCACCACCATCTCTGCTCGTCTGAGTAACTGGAAGCTAACGCAGTCCAACATGCGAGTAGACATGCTCATGGCCAACAACATCACGCATGCACTCTCCTTCCACCGCGCGCAGAAGTACGTCAAGAAGGCGGGCGAGCACAACGTAGCCGAGCAGAACCCGTCCTTTGGCATGAGAGGCACCCGCATGATGATAGCAAGGCCACGCCTGTTACGAGCACAACTCAAGGCAATCTTCAGTGCTAGTGACTCTCTGGACTATAACGGAGACCTAAGCATAGTGCTGCCCCGCGTAACTGACGCTGAAGAGGTGCTGGTTATCAGGGATACTATGGAGAAACTTGGATTAAGAGAACATGCCAAACTGGGTGTTGTGATTGACACACCCCGTGCATGCATGGAGGCGGGAGCACTGGCATCGGTTGATGGCGTGGAGTTCATCATCATCGACACTGACCGCATCACTGAGTGCATCTATGGCATGAGCAAGCTAGATGCTACGAACTGGATGATGGACTACTACATCAGAGAGGGGGTCTTTGAGGACAACCCGTATGAGGTACTCGATGAGGTGGCGGTACTCCCGTTCATCGAGATGGTGATGGACAACACCACAGGGGTACGCAGGGGAATAAGTGGCTCACATGCATCACGACCCGAGCTACTACACAAACTGAGTGGCATGGGCTTTGACTTTGTGGTACTGCCCGCCGCCGACATACCGATGGCACGCATGGCCATCGCTGACCATGAGATGAAACAGGAGGTTTCGTCATGAAGGCAAGAGCAAGGGAACACCTCTCTATGCAGTTGATAGAGAGCGCTTTGAAGGCCCTCTCACAAGATGGCAATAACATCAAGCCCAAGGACGCCATCTATATGGCCCTGCTTGCAGGCATAGGGTACGCACAACTGGCGCAGGCGCGTGTCATTCGAGATGGCACGCATTATCAGTTCAAGAAGGACATGCGGGATGCTATACAGAGTAGCCCTGATGATGCTGAAGCTATCGTTGAGCATTACATGGGCTTGATGGGCTACGACCATGAGGTTCCGTCGGACGCCATGCCAGAAGATAGCAAGAAGGATGACGAGGTCCTTGACTACTTCGATGACGTACTCAAGGACATAATGGAGAACATTGACACAGAGGCCGATGCTGACAACGAGGAGGATGACGATTTGGAATCCAGCACTTCCTAGGGGACGAGGACGAAGGCCTCCCGTGTCCTGAATGGCACACCACCATTGTGCAGGTCGGTAACTATCGGTGTCAAGGATAGTATATCTACGACACATACCTCCGGCCTGTACGTGGTGGTACCTGGAAACAACTCGACCCACACCCCGCACTTGATATTCCCACCCCTATCGTGGCACTCACGCCACCCCACATCTGCTATCCACACCCGTGTACCCATCTCCCACTCAGAGGGGCAGGCCATCACTTGACCATAACCATCAGCGACCAGCGTGCCATCCGCTGTTGTTTCGCATGTATCGAGATAACAGTTGATACCTCCCAGCAAAGGGGAGTAGTAACTGACAACGACATATAATATTATTAGTTTCAAAATGGAGACCTCCCTCTGCCTAACCGCAGAGGGAGGTAAGGAAAAAGATCACCCCTAGCCCGCTAGTGCCGGGGGTGCCACACCTACTCTGAGAAGGCAGCCCCTAGTATGGGGATACCACGAACAAACTGATGTAACCTGCTTGACACACCAAGCTGCACCATGAATGTTGAGATGGCTACGAGTGCGGTAGCAAGTGCGCCGAAGGTTGCATCAATCTCTGCGAAGTCAACCCCTGTAATAACACCTGCGTACATCAAACCGAAGCCGAGCACGTTAAGTACTAGCGACCAACTTGCCGCTGTTCCGTCGCGCACAATCTTGACGGTCTTACCCACGTTGACCAATGCCGTCACCAGCGCAGGCCAACCAATCAGCCCTGTAAACAGGGGTACCAATTCGAGGAACGTCATGTTGTTTCTCCTTGAGTTATGAGCGCCTTTCGTAATGCTACCATAATGGCGAAGCTTGCGCTACCCTGCTCTGCCACCCTTACAGACCATTCCGAAACGCCTGCTTGTTCGGCTAAATCCTTCTGAGATATGCCAGCCAGCGTCCGGTGAATCTTGATGCGTTCGCCTACTGTGAGGTGCCTTTTGCCCCAGATAACCGGGAAGATGAGCTGTTTTTCGTGGCCTACATTGTAGGCCGTAGCCCTGTCCATTCCCATCTCTGCGCCGACTGCGTCCCAGTTACCCAGACGGACGTAGAGCGCTTTTACTTCTTCGGCATACCCTTTGTTCCGCGTGTCCATTGCTCTCCTGTGGCCTCCCATCAATTAGTTTACAGCCCTATCCTATGCTGTCGGGTGGATACTCTACCAAGTTATCAATTATGACTGTGCCATATGACGAGCGCCAATATGACAGTAGGCGTATTTTGGCCACCTTGCCACGAGAGCCATACTTGCGAGGGCGTGTGATGTAGCCTGCCCCATACAGTACGTTGAGGGCGCGAGATACATGGCCTGTACTTGCGATGTCAAGGCGTTCGCCTATCTCCCTGATGCTTGAGTGTGGATGCGACGTGACGTCCTGCCATACGTCTCGCAAGACGCTCAGCCTCACCCCGTTCACCGACCCCTTCCTGCTGCCCTTGTTCGATAGCGTCATGTGTTACCTCCAGCCAGTCATCTAGTTTTGTTAGTACGTAATCATTCGTGTCCCCGTCGGGGCGGAACACAACCACCTTGGGCCGTTGCCCACCTGTCGCAGCTTCATCACGGTAGGCTTGCACAAGCTTCTTTACCAGTGCAGACCAGTAGACACGCTTCGGTCTATTGCACTCAACAGCCCAAGGTACTTGAACGATGTCGCCCCCTACGGTTTCGCCGCCCTGGGATTGTATGTTTCGCCGAGCGTTGGGGTAGCCTGCCTCCTGCATAAGACGGGCTACGTGGCGCTCGTATGCGTGACCCTTGTCACGACTCTTCTTACCCATCTTCGCCAGTGAGCGGGAAGAACAGTAGATACCAAACATAGAACGCGACCGTCGCTATTAAGAAGATGGTCTCAGCCACTCTATCCTCCCCTTCCCGTAGTAACTCCTGGCAAGTAGGTGTCTCTTTCTCCCCTCACCCTGAACCCCATAGAGCACGTAGACCGTGGCTATGTAGTTGTTGATTGTCGTAATCCCTAGACCCATCTGCTTTGATATTTCCTTGACGGTCATTGATGTTTCAACCAGCAGCTTAGCTATCTCGTCCACTATCTCAAGGCTCCTCCCAGCAGAGTATCCGGTTGTGTACTGATTAGGCATTCTCCTGTTCCTCCTTGGTGCGCACGATAATCTTCTCGATTGACTCGATGGCCATATTGAAGGAGGCGTTAGACCAGAACCCCCAAGGTATGGGTTGTGCTTGCGCATACTGCATCTCTTGTCGCGCCCTGCGAAGGTGTTTTACGGTCAACCTGAATGCTTCTCCCATCGGTATTTTTACCAGTTCCGGCTTGACATACATAGAGTACAGCCTTAGTGCTCCCGCCGTGGTCAGCTCTTTCGGGTTGCCCATGTTATTGTCAAGCCAATCCTCGAAATCATCTTCTCCTATCTGCGCCAACTTCTGCCACTGGCTTGACTCATCACCACTGATGCTGTCCGGTAGTATCGTGCGGGGTGCCTTACCTGCCGGCCTACCTCCCTGGTGCTGGATATGTTCAGCCAGCCATACCCCCATCTGCCTCTCTATGCGCAGGCGTTGTGCGACCAGCAAGTTGCACTGGATTGCCGTTGCACGTTGTGACTCGAACAGCGTGCCTATACTTTTGACCTGGTCATGTACTAGCTTGACGGTACCTATATCTTCGGCTCGGGCTGCGGCCATAGCAGCGGCGTCAACCAACTGCACGGCCAGCTCATTGGAGGGCGACCATCCCAGTACGCTAAGTTGTTCCTTCGCCTGCTCCAGCAGTGCTACGCTCTTTGTCATCTTTACTCCTTTGAATGGGATTCAGTATGACTGACACCTCACCCTGAGTCAGTGCTGTGAGTATCCGCTCTATGCTGCGCTTGTGGACGAGCATGATACCGTTGTAGATAAGGTCATACGTTAGTCGTAGGTCTCCTTGAAAGGCTGTCGCGTTCACCTTGTCGAAGTATTCCTTTCCTGTTGCATTGGCTAGGGCCAGCTCGTCACTTACCAGCAACCACAGTTTTTGTGCCTGCATTTCGCCTCCTAAATAGCTTGGCTATGATGGAGTCGCGCACTTCTTCTGGCTTTGAGTGCCCACACTCCATGTGTATCTCGTCGGTGTTTGTGCCGCAATGGTCACAGCCCTGCTCAAAGTCAACAGCCATGACATGGTAGTAGCGGTTCTTCTTTAGGTCATCCCTCTTCCATGTGGCTCTGAGTTCGCCTACCTCCCACTCAGCACCGCACTCGGGGCACCTGCCTAGCCCACCTGGGACAAGGTAGCCGCCGCCTATGATGCTTGTGTCACATACTGCACATGCTGCCATGTAACCTCCTACGCCATTCTCTTTTTGCTATTTTCTTGACAAAAGTTGCAATCATGTTATTATCTTTTACATGTCCCGCGAAAACATATCCCTTGGAAATTACCCCCTGTCGCCTCCTTCGCGGGACACCAGCGACGGGGGGTTTTTCATTTCTTAGCGACTCTCACAAACGAGAGGGTTGCTAACCCTCTCCGTTATAACCCGCAGGATGCAATACCCCCGACAAGGGTGCATATTATCTAGCACGTTATACCTACCAGAATACACTTAAGAGACCGCCTGACTGATGCCGAAGCGTGGGTAATGCAGGAACTGGCACGCATTTGACGGCTAGGTGTGGACGATAGCGCTTGACTGCTGACGACGCTATGAGTTCATTCCCGAGAGGGGTGAACTCCGTCACTTGCCTACCTCCGACGCTAATCACAGTGCCCTCCACGCAAGGTACAATATAACTGCCCATATGGTAATGAGAAAAATAAAACCCAAAACCTCCGGGAGCTTGCTGGGTTGGCCATCATTGCTCTTCTTATCGTTTGACTCAACGCCCGATATTCTGTAGCCTCCCGTCGAGTTCATTGTTGTCAATCCAGACATCCACACCCATATTGCCAGCAATATCAAACCCATGAGCATCCAGAATGAGCTTACTGGGTTGGCCTCGGTTAGATGTCTCACGAGGCTGCCTTGACGAGGTCATTGAGTTCCTTGTAGGCCTTGCGAAGCTGGATTGGCTGAATGTCAAACTTGAGAAGGTCGGGAACCTCAACGTCAGCAAGGATCGCCTTGGTCATCAGGAGTTCCCATGCTTTCCAGGCTGCATCGAGTTCGTTATTGTCAATCCAGACGTCCTCTTCTTTCTGCTTTACCTTTGGTTTCTTGGCACCCTCGACCTGGTCTTGAGAGTCGGTGTCCATCGCCTTCTCGCCAGTGGAGATGAGGAAGTTCTTGAGCAGGTGGTACTTAAGCGCTGCGGTGGCGGCCTTGTTGATACCCTTGTCTTGCTTGTCTTGCGCTTCTGAAAACCAGTTACAGGTAAAAGTCGCCCCGCTCTTGGCGTAGGTGATTGAGAACTCAGCCAGGATAGCAAAGTCCCCACTGTCCACGCCTACCATTGACACGAAGATGGCCACACCCTGCTTTGCCAGCAAGGGACGGATGAGGTCTGATACATCTCCATCCGTCGCAAACTTGTACTTGAAATAGGTGTTTTCGCCCGCCTTCTCAAGCTTCTGTACATCCCCCAACACAGCAGCCATGCCAGCAAACAGCTCGGTCTGCGCCTCTGGGGTGCCCGTTACGTTCGCCACGTTCATCATGAAACCTCCTAGAAAACTTGTATTGCGGTGCTCTATTACACCCCGCAAGAATTTTTCGCGCACAAAAACAATAGCACAAGGCGATAGTTTTGTCAATCAGAAACTTTGTTCTAGTGCATTATTGTCAAGTTCTTTTTGGTTTGACGATCTGGCACTGCGGTTGTTGTGAGGTAGGGAGGTTAAAGGAGGAGACCTGCGTTGGCGACGCAGGTCTCAGGAGGTTATACCGCACCGAGGCTGGCGCGGCAATAGCGAAATGTTATCACACTTATGGGTGTACTACAACTGCAGCGCCAGCCTTTGCAATATCGTTTTGGTTTCTTCTTTTGTCAGGGTCTTGGCCGCGGCCTTCGCTTTTAGTACATCGCGTTCAGTTTCATCAATTATTCGTGCGTCGGTTATTCTGTCCCGCTCTGCCTGCCAGTCAACTAACAAAAACTTTTGCAGGCGTGTGTTCTCGCCAGCCGTGAGCGGGCGGCCCTCGTCGTAAATTGTTACGGTGTGCTCGCCGGTCTCTCCATTTGTTCCCTCGTTTATGTGAAAGCGATGGCCGGTTTCCCCCTCTAGCCAGTCCGCGATCTCGCCCGCAGTTAGGTCGCCGCCGATGTTTATATATTGTGCGATGCTCATACATCAATCTCCAATAGAGTTAGCGTGCTCATGGTACGAGGGTTAGAGTTGGTATCTCCATCGTCTTTGGAGCGATTATAGTAGGACACTCCATCAAACGAGGCCCAATACACTTCGTACGTGACGGAGCCGGCAGTCGCCGGAGAATCGAGATACGTAAGACCTACATTTGGCATTGAGTTATTTGTGTTCACGCTAACAATTCCGGCGGATACAGTTTCTCGACTTCCCGCCGATGCTCCCTGCATAATATCAGAAGATGCGCGGCGCAATCTGATCCCACCTCGACTCGACGATGTCCCTGATACCTGCAGTGATGCAATTACCAATACTTTATTTGTATCATCGGCCAATGTTATCGCGAGGGTTAATGCCCCCATCAGCGAGTATGTCGCGTCAGAACCACCCGAACCGGTGTCAGTTTCAACGCTAGTGTCTCCTACAGACACGACCTGTAATATCTTTCCACCAGCAGCAGCAGCAACCAATGGATGTACATGATCGGCTCTACTTGCATTCGCGGAACTTCCAGCTGCCCCTGTTACTGCCTCAACAATTGGTGTTGCATCAGACAAAGACAGCCCTTCGCCTGCCATACTAAGAGCGAGCCATCTTCCCAGGGTATTGTCATAATAAATAATTGCAAAATCTTCTACGTCATCTAGTGTGATGTCTGCTTGTGTAACGCACGAGATATTGCCTGTGTCATGCTTGATGACTATAGTGCGTGCATCGTTATCTGGACGCAGGAATATAGGGAAGTTCGCGTCCATATTGGTGGCTTTGTTGATTGTATCGAGGTTATCTGAGGATGCATCTGATTCAGTGTCCACCCTGACTACGTTCGAGCTGGCATCAGTGAGAGTAATAGCGCCGCTCGCTATGGTCAACTCATAGGAGGCAGTAAATTGCAACAGGCCATCCTTATTGGCATGCCTGAGATGGTCTGCCGACTTGATTTCGCCGTCAATTACTATTGTCATAAAGTCTCAGAGAGTGTTGGGCAGATGCTTGGTCAAGGCAAGTAAGTCATCCTGTCCTAGAATGTTGCCTGCTTTTACGGTCAAGCCGCGTGCTCTGGCGCTAATTTTGTATTGGTCTCCTACCCACTGTGCCCACGTGTAACCGGGCAGGGGTTTGCTGCGACTGGGTGTATTCCACCAACAAACATAGCAATCCCAATTGCCCCAGGATTGTAACTGTATAGAGTCCAATGTGTCAATGACCTCTCGGTCGCTGGCGTCAGAACAGTCGACCACCACGACCATTTCGGGGTCGTTCCTGTGGTGCACGTTCCAGAACATACCCTCGGGCGGCGAGCCCTGCGCACCCCATGGCACCAGACCGGGGTGGGGCAGGTCTAGGCGGCCAAAGCGCTTGAACCAAGCCTCGGCTTCCTCTGCTGAGCGAGCTATTTTCCAAGGGAACTCGTCTGTCCACAGCCCGTCCCATCCTTCACCCTTACTCTTGGAGCCTGAGCGCAAGCGATACAGCAAGCAGGAAGCATTCGTCACCTTTTCTGCCCTAAATCCGTAGCTGGTCGCATACGCCCAATACCAGGCATCCTCGGCGCGCTCGTGACGCTCACGATGGCCACCTGCCCAGGCGTATACCTCACTCTTGACAAGGGCATTGTAGGGCATTTGGTTGAGATGTGCCATCTGGCCATACCAGGTATAGTTGTCATAAGGCCACGAGTTGCGCTGATAGTCCTCACCCTGCTCGTTTATCATGTCCATGTGCCCGTAGGCAATGTGCAAGGATGGGTTACTGTCAAGCTTTGACGATAGTGTGGCGAGCGTAGCGGGCGGCAGCATATCATCGGCGTCAAGAAACATAATGTAACGACCTCTAGCCTTGTCCACTCCGAAGTTCCTGGTGCCGCACAGCTTGAGATTCCGGGGCGTACGGAAGTAGCGGAAGCGCCCGTCTGACTCTTCCCACTCTCTACCCACCTGTGGCGTGTTATCATCACTTGAGTCGTCAACGATTACGCACTCCCAATCGGTCATCGTCTGACCCAGGATAGAAACCAAGGTATCTGGCAAGAAGTGTGCCAGGTTACACGCAGGCACCACCACTGATACCTTGGGGCGCGGCGTGGTGGACTCGTTGTACACTCGTGCAAATATCTTTGCGTACTGGCCTATCTTGTCCTTCCATTGCCAACGCTCCTGAGCATCCGCCCTACAATTAGGCGACAGGCGCTCGCGCTCCGCCAGACACCTACGTATACAATCAACAAGGGCTTCGTAATCACCGTATGGCGCAAGGTACCCGGTTTCACCATCAACGACAATCTCCGAATTGCCGCCGTAATCCCAGCCCGCAATGGGTACTCCAGAAGAAAGAGCTTCGAGTGTACCGATTCCAAACGTCTCGCGAGCCGTTGATAGATACACGCCCGCATTCTGCACCCACTTTCTCATGTTGTCATATGACATGCGGCCAATAACCTTGGCATCTATATGCTCAACAGGCATAGTTGATACCACGCGAAACGTCCCGGCCCAGGCGGTGGCGTCTCTCTGCTTCATAAGATTTAGCACGTCGTCTGGGTTACTTACGCTATCCGCGCGGGCCTTGTTATAAAGCACATAGCCTTCGTTCTCGCCCGGCTCCCATAGATTATTGTCAACTCCGTGATAGATAACCTCCGGGTCACGTAGCATGCCGCGTGCGATGGCGCGCGCTACCCACTTACTGGGCGCTGTGATTACCTGTGCGCGTATAAGATTTTCTGTCAGGACTTCGTTGACCGTCTGGTATGAACTAGGCCAAACATACTCCGCCCAGTACAGGCCGTGGGAGCTGGCCACCATCGGCACATCTGGGAGATAGTCCGCTCTGTTGCCCGCATGTAGGTTGACCACGTCAGCCTTCATGGGATGATCAACTACCTCTATGCCAAAGGTGGGTAGGAACTTACGCTGTGCGTCCACGCATCTCCTAATTCCTCCGTCGCCCTGGTCATCGCGTGCGAAACTGGGTGCTATGTATACTCTCACGTTCGTTCTCCTTGCGTAACCATGCGTCAATAGTCTCCCCAAGACCATCAATCATAGGCCACTTGGGTTCCCATCCTGCTGCTCGCATCTTGTCAATAGAAAGTTCCACTCTTTCCGGCTCTCCCTCAACGTCCTGGCCGTGACTCCAGCTTCCATTCCACTGGTATATCTCTTTTATCATGCCCAGAACAGAGTTGACCCTTGTGCCATAGCCAGAAGAAAGGTTATATGTACCTGCGAGGGTAGTCTCTGTTGCCATGAGTACCCCGGCAGCCAAATCCTTGACATAGATAAAGTCACGGGAGTGTTCACCCGTACCATTTATTTTGAACGGATCATTGCCTATCATGTGTGCTAGGGCGTGTGGCACGAGTTGGTTCTCGCCTACTTGTATCTGCCTGGGGCCGTACACGTTACCATAGCGGAAGACAGTATGGGAAGTAGCTAGTGCGCGCACATAGTTCTCTGCCGCTAACTTGCTGATACCGTATGGCCGGGTTGGTTCTGTCCTGTCACCTTCGCTTATAGGTAGCGCCAGGTCTTCATCGTAGACAGCGGAGGTGCTTGCGAGGATGAAGTGAGCGCCCCACTTGTCGGCTAGATTGAGCATACGTAGGGTGCCGAGGATATTGGTGCTGGCATCCTGCATAGGATAGATATGGCTATATAGCAGGCTGGGCTGGGCTGCCTGGTGACAGATGACATCGAAGGGGCCGACACGGGGCTTCATTATGGGTAACTCAAGGATGTCGAGGTCGAGGAAGTCCGCCTTGAAGTTGACATGCGTAAAGTTGCCCGTACTCAGGTTGTCAATAATGGCAACGTCATGCCCGGCGTTGATGTAGGCATCTACAATGTGACTGCCGATGAACCCTGCCCCGCCGGTTACTAAAATCCGCACAACTAGAACCTAGAGTGTACGTTCTTGACTATAAAGCGCACGTCGCCCTCGCTCATGTTTT